CAGGAGGCAAGTTTTGTACAAACTGTTGTTTTTGTTTAGGACTTAAAACTTTGGCAGCTAGATCTTTAATCTGTTGAGCGCCTTGCAAAGCCATGTTTGCAACACCTTTACCTGCGGCAGCTAGGTCTTGTCCAGCAGCACTGGCAACATCTGCACCTTTGCCTAGGAAAGAACGATTGGCACCCAAGTCAGACATGCCTTGTTCGGCCTGTTGGAAAATGTCTGTGATCTGTTGTGAAGTTAACTGTGCCTCTGATAGAATGCTTTTACTTCGAAGGCTTGTAATAAAAGGCACAGTAAAATTTTCGTACATGGTACGCATGTACTGTGCAGTTTTTGTATCAGTATTTCTTGAAAGACTCTCAACAATCTGTTGAGCTGTGGTCAGCTGTTTTAATTCATTAATTTTCATTTGGGCGTGTTCTCCGGATTCCACGGGTAAATTTAGTTGGGTCTTGCGCTCGTATGCTGTTCAACAATCTGCGTTCTAGATCGTCTGCAACTTCAGCATCATAGTTTTCACGTATATGATTCATGAGATTGATAGCACTTGCGATGACATTAGTGGCACGACTTTCAATGAGACTGTTTTTGTCCCTTTGTAAGCCCATGCTGGATAATTCTTCTAAAATGCTACGGGTCTGCTTTTGCAAGATTTACTCCAATCTATTGTATATTTATGTGTTAACAATAATTATCGATTGCCCAGTGAGGCTTAAATATTATTATGAACGATTATTTTTGTGTTTTGCCTTTTTTTGGATACGAATACAGTATCAGCAGCGGCACTCATTGTTGCTTATTACCCAATGGTTATGATTTAACATCTATTAGAAACAGTATATTGGCCGGTGAGAGAAGCCCGTTTTGCAGTGCCTGTTGGAACTTAGAAGATGCCGGACTCACAAGCGATAGAAAACTTAAAAATTCAGCACTGGATTTTTATTGGGATCGCGACATTCGATATATCGAAGAAGATGTAAGGCAGGGCAAATATAAAACCATAATGGTTAAAAATGTAACTAGCAATACCTGTAATTCAACTTGTGTTACCTGTAATTCTGGAGCATCCAGTGCCTGGGCCCCGCTCGAAAAGAAAATTGGGATAACCCCAAACATAGCAGAATCAATGTCAAAAGAAACCATTGATAAAAACTTAGATTTTAAAGATTTGATCATGTTGAATTTTGTTGGCGGGGAACCGTTGTACGAAAAGAAAAATTTTTACATACTTGAAAAATTAATAGAACATAATAATACAAATTGTTTTATAGCCATAACCACAAACGGTTCTGTTCGTCTGTCAGAAGATGAAAAAGAGTTGTTTAAAAAATTTAAGAATCTAAATTTTAACATCAGCATAGATGGAGTTGGTCCCGTGTTTGAGTATATGAGGTATCCGTTGAAATGGGATGTGCTGTTGGATAATTTGGAGTTTTTTAGAACTGTTACTGATAATACCAGCGTCAGCTATACTACAAGTAACCTCAATGTTTTGTATCACCACCAAACAGTTGCTTGGTTCAATGAACAAAAATTAAACTATCACTATAACCCAGTTATCAATCCCAAATATTTCAGTCCCAAATCATTGCCTAAGAAAATAAAAGAGGCAATTTGCAATAAAGTTGGATTGACCAAAGACTTAGAATTTTTCTTTGGGACTGAACATACAGAGCAGGACGATGAAAATTTTAAACAATTACTCAGCGTCATCTCTGTACAAGACGAAGTCAAAGGTATCAATATCAGAGATTACCTCCCTGAATTTTGCGATTTAATCGGACTTTTTTAGCCCGGCAATCATGCTTTTTAGTTTGGCACTTTGTGCATCACCTGAGGCACGTGGCTGCGGTGCTTCTAGGTTAAACCCTGCCCGGGGCTGTGCTCGTTCAAACTTAGCCTCACCCTCGCCCTCATCTGTGGCTGTACCCTTGATCTTGCTCATGATATTGGCCACACTAGGAGGACCGCTGCCCTGTGCAGCATCCAAACCTGGGTCTGTAATACGCATGGTTTCGATGTTGTACTCAAGGTCAATCTTTTGATCAACACCTGTACTACTACGACTTTTCAAACACTGTATTTGATAACGTCCACGTTCTTTCATGGCTCTGCTGGTCAAGATACCAAACACGTTATCTGCTGTGTTAATTTTACTGATACCACCAGAGATATGACTGTGGTTGAACTCTACTTCTTCCACAGCTGATCGGTTAAGTTGCGATGCAGTTACCATCAAGATGCCCAGCTCTTTGGCCAAGTTGCGTAGTTCTTCTGACACATACTTGTCTTTGACGAACAGGTCATTAGGACTGACTTTGGCGCTGACAGGCATGACCAAGTCCAAATAGTCAATCATAACAAAGTCAACTTTTTTACCTGTCTGTATCTGATACTCTTTCAAATAACTGCGAATGTCATTTACATTACTCTGTGCAGGCAAGGCTTTGATCTGATAGTTGCCTGACTTTTTACCAATCATGCCAACACGCAGGCTGGTGTTGTCAATGTCCTTGCGAATGTCTCTAGTACTGGAATTGGTCAACATGGCATCACTACGCAGGCCTGTGAGTTCTTCACTCAGTTCCAAGGTCACATATACGCCGCTCAAGCCCTGTTGTAGCCAGTTAAGTGCTATGTTCATCATGACCAAGGACTTGCCCGAGCCCGATCCTCCTGCAAAGATGTTGAGCTCGCCGCGGCTAAAGCCACCATACAACAAGCGATCTAGTTGTGGCCAACCTGTTGAAACTTGCCCGCCGCTGTCGAAGTACTTTTTAATACGAGCCGCAGGATCAGCAAAGTAATCCGTGCCCATGTCTTTAGTAAGTGATATCTGTACTGCATCTTTGATTAACTTTTCTACTGGATCAAAGTCACCATTCTCTAGCAAGTCTGCTGCCTTGAGAATGGCACGTTCCAATTCTTGACGTTTGGTAAACTGTTCAAATTCTTCAATAAACCAGTCGTTGTGTTCTTGTAGATCCGTGGTGACTTTGAGTTCAACACCTGTGGTGGCACGGACCTGTTCTGTTGTGGGCAGCGTTTTGTACTTGTCACTGTAGTCGCTAATAAACTTGGCAGTCTCACGTAGACTGCGATCAAAGTTGTCGTTGTTGTAGATGTTCTGTACACGCACAAAATTCTGTGCGTCACCCAACATCATTTCTAAAAATAGTTTTTGTAATTCGGGGCTGTATTCTTTTGTCATTGCTTATTAATTATGTGTCTTTTCTTGAGTTCAATTTTTAATCTGCTGGTTTCTCGTGCATCCAGTATGGTTTTGAGAACAAACAACTTACCATACCGGCGCACTGCATCATTGATATCTTTGCATGTATCATACCATACCGGAAAGCTGACGCCCCAGCCATATTCGATTGCGTTGTTGACAAGGTTGACCCCTGACGGATCGCAGTCAGGCACAACGACGACTTCGCGCCCCAGACTGTCAATAATGTCAGCTTGATTCTCACTGCACTCATTACCCAGTATAGCAACACCATCAACGGCCATCGCATCAAACGGTCCTTCTGTGACGATGACGAATTTCTTTTCAACTGTTTGTAGATCCACATTAAACACAAAGTCAGTGGCATATTGGCTGTGATATTTTGGCTTGACGTTGTCGTCCAGCCCTCTGGCGGTATACCCAATTAGTTCTCCCTTCCAGTAAAATGGAATAATGATGCGTCGGTGCAGATTGTAGGCTTCTGTATCGGTTGTGTAAAATTCATAGCGATCAACATCAATCTTGCGATCCAATACGTATTGGGCTGCTGTTTGAAACTGTGGATGTATGGGATCATCTTCGTTTTGCAATCGCAAAAATGTGCGCCACTCACTGAAACTGACCACACTGTCAGGCAAGGGCCTTGGTGCAAACTGTACTTCTTCTCGAGTAGTTTTTTCCAACTCTTCGGGAGCGACCAAATCTTTAACACGTACTGCCTCAATGACCAAGCGTTTGACAGTGTTGTCGTCTGCTCCCAAATAGCCCAGCAGTTTTCGAAACTTGTAGTTTAGGTGACGACCCGGAGTGTAGTTGGCCTTGAAGTTGCAGTTGAAACAGTGATAGCTGACCGATCCGTTGCCGTTTGAGATAATGCCGCCACGTCCACGACGATCACCACAGCAGGGCGCATTGAAACTGATCCACCCACTTGTGGAGTTTGTTTTGCGTTTGGCTGGAAGTAATAGATTTACTGCGTCTTGTACGGCGGTGAGCATACACTATTATATAGTCTACACCAAGCACCGTCAATTAAATCGGTGCTTATGCACTTATGCTAAATCTACTTTTGAAATAGTTGTAATTTTGAACAATTTCCAAATCTGACAACACACG